ATCGGGCACCCGAGCTATCTTGAGTTTCAAAAAAATATTTTCTTACATTTGGCTGCGTGTGAGGCGGACCCACGCTGCATAGGGCAGCTGTACACAAAGTGCAGGCGGAGCGGGTATACAAATATCTGCTCTGCAGTGCTTCTAGATGAAGCCACTCAGGTCAAAGATAAGCTTTTAGGCATCCAGTCAAAGACTGGTAAAGACGCTCAGGAAAATATCTTTATGAAGAAGGTAGTGTACATGTTTAGGCATTACCCATTCTTCTTTAAGCCTATCCAGGACGGTACTACAAACCCTCGCATGGAGTTGGCTTTTAGGGAGCCAAGCAAAAGAATCACTAAGAATAACAAGACGTCCCAAACAGGAGAGGCCTTGAATACAGTGATTAACTGGAAGAACACCACTAACAACGCTTACGATGGTGAGAAGCTACATATAATGTATCTGGATGAGGCTGGTAAGTGGGAGAAACCAACAAACATTAAGGATGCTTGGAGGATACAAAGGACCTGCCTTATTGTGGGTAAAAAGATCGTAGGCAAGGCTTTAGTGGGTAGCACGGTAAACCCTATGGACAAGGGAGGAAAGGAATACAAAGATCTTTGGGTTGACTCTGATCCCACAGAAAGAAACAAAAACGGAAGAACCAGAAGCGGGCTGTATCGTCTCTTTATTCCTGCTTATGAATCCCTAGAGGGGTTTTTTGATATTCACGGGAGAGCAATTTATGAAGATCCAGACTCCGTTATTATGGGTATTGATGGAGAAGAAATTATATTTGGCGCCAAAACATACCTTAAAAACGAAAGAGAAAACCTTAAGGACGACGCTTCTGAGCTTAATGAAGTTGTTCGACAATTTCCATTTACAGAGGACGAAGCCTTTAGGGACAGCATAGATGGCAGCCTATTTAATGTAGGTCAAATATATGAGCAGATACAGTACAATGATGAGTTGTTTCCTAATCCCGTAGTCATTGGAAATTTTGTTTGGAAAGGCGGTGTCCAAGACTCAGAGGTAGTATTTAAGCCCGACCCACAGGGCAGGTTTAGGGTTGCATGGATGCCCCCTGTGGAAATGAGAAATCAAAAAAAGTTCGATAAAAACAAACGTATTGCACCTAATGCAGAGCTGGGGGTAGGCGGGGTTGACTCTTACGACCTTGACGCCACCGTCGATGGACGGGGGTCTAAGGGTGCGCTGCACCTATACAACAAGTTTCACATGGAGCATCCTGCTAACATGTTTGTTGTGGAGTATGCGTCCCGTCCGCCTTTAGCTAAAATCTTCTATGAAGACTGCTTGATGGCTGCTGTTTTTTATGGGTACCCTTTGTTGATTGAAAACAACAAGTACGGCATTGCAAGACACTTTGAATCAAGGGGTTACGATGGTTACTTAATGGATAGGCCTGCTCACCTAATGAATGCCAATTCAAAAGTTAACGTAAAGACTAAGGGGATACCTTCTAACTCACAGGATGTTATTCAGGCTCACGCGCATTCTATTGAAGCTTACATACACGATCACGTTGGTGTAAATAGAGAGAGTGGAGATTACGGGAGAATGTATTTTAATAGAACTCTTGAAGATTGGATTGGATTTAAAATAAACGACAGGACTAAGTTTGACCTTACTATAAGTTCTGGACTTTGCCTCCTTGCATCGCAAAAAGTAAAGATCAAAAAGAAAGAATCTAACTTCAACGAAAAGCAGTTTTTTCGCAGATATGAGGTACGGGGATGATTTATTATATTTGCAGTAAATAAGCTGTAGATGTATAACAAAGACAACTCGAAGTCGGGCTTCCCAAATCCTCTTGCTGGTCCATTAGAGAAACAACACAAGAGTTATGGACTGCAGTACGCAAAAGCCATTGAAGGCCAGTGGGGAAAGATGACTGACAAAAACTCTTTGTATGGGAGCAGAAATAAGATCTTTAACAGGAACAGGCATTACGCAAACGGCACACAGGACACTAGTATATATAAGAAACTCCTTACTTCTCTTAATCCTAACGCTGGAGAGGGAAGTTTGCTTAACTTGGATTACACTCCAGTTCCGATTCTTCCAAAGTTTGTTCGTGTTGTAGTAAACAAAATCCTGTCTCGGAATCCATACCCAAATTTGGAGGCTGTTGACCCTATTTCTTCTTCTGACAAGAACAAGGAAAAACAAAGGCTAAGAACGCAAGTTGCAGTTAAAGAAGATCTTAAAGATCTTAAGCAACAAACTGGAGGTTTGGTTTTAGATGTAGACCCTGACCAGCTTCCTGACTCCTTGGAAGAGGCAGATATCTTCCTGGAAACAAACATTAAGACTGATGCCGAGATCGCAGCTCAGGTTGCAACTAACATGACTTTGTCGTGGAATAATTTTAATGACGGCACATACAGGCGATGTGTTAATGATCTTGCGGCGATAGGCATGGCTGTCGTTAAAAGAAACAACGACCCAAACTATGGGATTAAAACGGATTACGTAGATCCAGCTATGTTTATACATGGGTATACAGAGGATCCATTTTTTGAAGATATAGTTTATGCAGGCCACATTAAAGAAATGACTGTTAGTGAGTTAAAGAGACTTGCTGGAAATGAGTTGTCTGATGATGACCTTAAGGATATCATTAAGGTGGCTTCAAAAAAGTCGGACAAGTATTCTTCATACAACGACTACAGGGACTACAGCTCTAAAAACGATTACAGCGAGTACATAGTTCAAGTTCTAGATTTTGAGTTTCTGTCTGTCGATTGTATGTACTTTGAAGAAAAACAAAATCGTCATGGAAACGTAGGGTTTTTCTATGAAGGCTTTGAGTACAAGGAACGCCAAGGTTCTGTTTATGAGCGAACTCCTCATAAAATGGAGATGGAGATGCTTTATGGCGGCACTTATGTTTTAGGAACAAAGTTTCTTGTAAACTATGGGAAGGTGGCCAATGTGCCTAAAAACGTTCATGACCTGTCTAAGTGTAGGCTTTCTTACTCCCCTGTTGCTACCAACCTGATGGATAACATGCCTAAGTCTATGGTTGACAGTTGTGTTGGTTTTGCAGACATGTTGCAGATCACTCACTTAAAATTACAGCAGGCCATTGCCAAGGCCAAGCCTGATGGTTTGATCATTGACATTGAAGGATTGGAAAACGTTCAGCTTGGCAAGGGCGGAGACCTACAGCCTCTTGAGCTTCATGACATTTACGAGCAGACTGGTGTATTCTATTATAGAAGTAAAAACCCAGAGGGTGGGTTTCAAAACCCTCCAGTTCGTGAACTTGGAAACAGTATTAGAAATATCAATGAGTTGATAGGTTTGTACAACCACTACTTAAGACTTATTAGAGACACTACTGGTATCAATGAAGCAATGGATGCTACGTCACCAAAAGGTGATGCTCTAGTAGGTGTGAGGCAACAAGCTATTGCAGCTGGGAATAACGCCATATATGACATCACGAATGCAGCTATGGTTTTGTTTAAAAAAGTTTGCGAGGATATTGTTAAGTGTATTCAAATCATTCCAGAAGAATCTGTTTTGATGAAGGTGTATGAGAATGCTATTGGAGACACTAACATGAAAGTCCTTTCTTCTTTTAGTGATTTGCCCATGTATAATTTTGGCGTCCAGGTTCACAAGGAGATGGAGGATGAAGAAAAACAATACCTTGAACAAAATATACAAGTAGCTCTGGCTCAAAAAGAAATAGACCTTGAGGACGCTATTTCCGTAAGAGGTCTTAGGGATGTGAATCAAGCAGAAAGATTGCTTATTGTCAGAAGAAAAAAGAGAATGAAGAAGCAGCAAGAAACTGCTATGCAAAACTCTCAGATACAATCTCAACAAGCTCAACAGGCATCAATGACTTCGTCTCAAGCCAGGCAACAAGAAATGCAAATGGAGGCTCAGCTTAAAGCTCAAGAGCTTCAGCTCAAGAGTCAGCTTGAGGGTCAGCTTGAGGGTGTTAAGCATGAGTTTAGAAAAGAGATTGAAATGATAAGGGCTCAAGCAACCCTAGGCTTTAAGACTGACGACAAAGAGTTTAAAGAAAAAATAGAAGTCTTGAAGGAGGATAGAAAAGACGATAGGGTTAAGAAGCAGGCTGTTGAGCAGTCTAAACTTTTGTCCCAAAGAAAAGATAAGCGTGGAGAGCTTCAAGAGTCTGCTCCTGGTTTTGACATCAACGAAATAATGCAATAATGGCAAGTAAGGTAAATCTAGACGTTTCAGAGAAGCTTGATATCACCTGTAAAAAAGGTGACACGTTTAACTTGGGCCTTGTATTAAAGGACTCTTCGGGAACGGTTATTACTCTCAGCACAAGCGGGTATGAGTTTTTAATGCAGGTAAGAGACAATAGAAGATCTGCATCTAAACAAAGAGCTTTGATTATCGGGACAGCCTCAAAAGGCAAGGCGGCGGTAAAGGATGGAAGTTCAATAAACTTTAGTGTTACTGTTGACGACAGCGGGAATGCTACATTTTCTGCTTCAAGCGATGTTATGGCTAAGGTTAGTTCAGGAAGATATCTTTATGATATACAGCAAATTGTAAATGAAGTTTCTACTACTATTCTAGAAGGAAGATTTATTGTTAATGACGATATTTCTAACTTAGAGATATAATGTCTTTAACAGTAAATACAACAACGGGAACATCAATTAGTGTAAGTGTTTCTGGTTCTACCCAGACTTCTTTTGCTACTACGACAAATTCTGTATCTATTACATCTCCTTCTGTCAGTGCTTTAGATGTTCTTTCAAAAGGACCTAAAGGAGACAAGGGCGACACTGGGGCTACAGGGGCAACAGGCGCCACTGGGGCTACTGGCGCATCTCCTAATGCCTTTACTACACTAGCTGTATCTGGTCAGGACAATGTGGTTGCTGATGGAGTAGATGACACCCTCACTCTTGCTGCTGGGTCTAACGTAACCATTACGACAAACGCATCAAGCGATACAGTTACGATTGCTTCTGCTGATACAAACACTCAGCTAAGCACCGAGCAGGTTCAGGATATTGCTGGACCGCTTGTTGCGACAGGAGGAACAAAGACAAACATTGCAGTCACCTATGATGACGATAGCGGCAATATGGATTTTGTCGTTGCTTCAGATCTAAACACCACAGGTAATGCTGGAACAGCTACGGCTCTTGCTACGGCAAGAGCTATTAACGGGGTAGACTTCGACGGTACCGCACCTATAACAATTACTGCTGCTGGCTCTACGCTTTCAGATACAGTGCCTGTTTCAAAAGGTGGG